GCAGAGTTGACCAAGACCGGGCTCAATGCGGTGGTCGTGGCAAAGATGGCACTGGCCAATGAGATTGCCTGGTTGTGCCAGGCTACACCGGGCGCGGATGCGTGCGATGTGCTCGGAGCTATCGGTGCGGATGGGCGCGTGGGATTGCGCTATTTCAGTGCTGGGACGTGGCCGGGCGGGCCTTGCTTCCCACGGGATACGCGCGCTTTTGCGGCGGCTGGGCGCCGGGCCGGGATGGCTACACCGATCATCGAACAGGTCAGCCGGGCCGCGGGTCGAGAGCTGCAGCGGTTGGCCGACTTGTGCGAAACGCTGATGGCCGATTATCCGCGTGTGGGCATCCTGGGGATGGCCTACAAGCCGGGCGCGACGTGCGGAGAGAGCCAGGGCAAGGCGCTCTTTGATGCGCTGGTCCACCTGGGCAGCATTGACGCACATGATCCAGTGCTGTGCAAAAAAGACCTGGGCACGTTTGTAGCTGAGTGTGATTTGCTGGTGCTGATGACCTGCTGGAAAGAGTACCAGGGATTACACGAAATGGACCTGACAGGCAAGTGCGTGGTCGACATGTGGGGTTTCTTCAATCCGGATCTGCTTACTTGTGATCGCTACGTGCGCTTTGGGAAGGGGCCAGAATGTATGATCTGACGCTCTTCTCTGTACCCAGGCCGTTTGAAGGGCCTTACGATACCATCCAGCGCAATGCGATCAGGAGTTGGCTAGAGATGGACGTCGAAGTGATGTTGCTACACGAACCCGGCAAGTTGGGTAGCAATGTGCCGGACGTGGCACGCGAGATGGACCTACCGGCCTATGAGATCGCGGTGAACGCCGAGGGCACGCCGCTTTTGCCCAGCATCTTTGAGACGGCTTTTGCGCACGTTCAATCTAGTCTAACCTGCTACATCAATGCGGACATCATTGTGCTAGGGCCGCTGGCCTGGGCGGCGGCAATCTGTGCAAGCCGCTTTGAGCGTTTTCTGATGATCGGACAGCGCACGGACTTGGACCTGCAAGGCAAACAGTTGGATACGGACTGGCGCAAGCACTTATGGGCAGCCATCCAAGAGCATGGGGTCTTGCATTCCCCCGTGGGCATCGATTACTTTTGCACAGCGGGCAATGTATGGGGTGAGATCCCCCCATTCGCTTTAGGGCGCGCTGCCTGGGACAATTGGCTTGTTGCGCGGGCGCTCAAATTGGGCATTCCAGTGGTAGATGTAACAGCAGATGTGACCATCGTCCACCAAACGCATCCGATTGCGCCAGGGATTCGAGAGACGCCGGAATGCAAAGAGAACTATCGCCTCCTTGCCGAGCTGGGCGATGGGGGCGCGGGCTGCGCTCATGCACCGTGGGTGCTCAGAGACGGCACGATAGAGAAACGAGGAAACTGATATGCCAACACCAAATGAGGGCGAATCGAGAGACGATTTTATCTCGCGCTGCATTCCAATTGTGCTGGACGACGGCACGGCAGAGAGTCAGGATCAAGCCGTGGCGGTGTGCAACTCGATGTGGGAAGAGAGGCACAAAGCATCCGAGATGGTCCGGGATTACATCGTAGGTGAGTTCCGTGGGAACTATCCAACAATCGCGCCTGATCCAAAGGTAGACTTGAGCGCGCTCACGTCTGGTGACGATGCGCCGTTCTTTGTCACGCTCCCTGTTGGGGAGGTCGGCAAAGTGAGCAGCAACGGCTTGCACTACGATGATGCGCTGGTCAAGGCGATCCAGGAGCAGGTTGTGGGTCGCGGTGGGATCATGGGGCATATCAAGACCGAAGAGCGAGATACAGCCTTTCCCATCGAGGATGTGGACTGGGTTGGTGTAGCACGCCAGGGGGGGATCTTGTGGGGCAAAGGGTACATCCCTCCCGGCGCAGCCAGGGAGTACATTCGACGGCTGAAAGCGCGCGGCGGCCAGCTGGCGACGAGCATCTATGGCCCCTATGAGGAAAAAGAAACGTTGCCGGATGGCACATACCACATTCGCGGATTGCGGTTGGAATCGCTGGATTTGGCCCCTGCCGATCGCGCGGCGCTGAAACTCGGCGGGCAATTTGCCATTACGGCACAGATGGAACAACAAGAAACAGATTTGGAGGATACTATGTCTCTGACGAAAGAGCAAGTCCTTGCAGAGCTGACGGTTGAGGACATCCCGGAAGCGCTGCGAGATCAGATTATTGAAGGAGTGAAGGCGAGCGCGACCGCTGAAAAGCAGCTTGCCGAACTCAAGCAGCAGATCGCAGACAAGGACGCGATCATTGGCACGCTGCAGGATCAGCTGAAGGCCAAGCAGGCGGCTGAATTTGAAGCATCTTTGGATGCCAAGGTTGCTGAGCTGGTCAACTGGCAGGTCGAGGGCGACGAGGCCAAGGGCAAGGTGGCAGCATTTCGCCGCACGGTGCGCACGAACATCTTGAGCGAGCTGGGCGAAGAGCGAGATGCTGAGAAGCTGGAAGAGGCCGCTAAGGTGGTATGGGAAGGCATCAAACCACTTGCCGAGATGATCCGCGATGCACTGGCCGGGCCGCCTGCCCGCGTGAGCGGCAAGGTCCGCGATCGTCACAAGATCGACGACTCTCCCGAAGCGCGCAAGCGGGCTCGGGCTGAGATGGGACTGTAGGAGGAACTACCATGGCAGATTTGACAGCAACGGCAGCCAATGTCCGCGCTTTGCGTGAGCATGGTGCCATCACGATCCCAGCGCAAGCTGGGGAAGCTTTGACCGTTGGACAGTTGGTCTATCACGCTTCCGATGGGGATTGGAATCCGGCAGATGCCAACACGACCGCAGCAGCCGCGCGGGCACAGGGTATCGTCGTGGAAAGCTACGACGGCGAGACCACGGTGGCCGATGGTGCGGCCTGCACCGTCTGTGTGTTCGGCCCTGTGACCGGACTGGCTACGATCACGCCGGGGGCCAACTATTATGTATCCGACACCGCTGGTGCGGTTGCCGATGCCGCAGCGACCTACGATCGCATCGTTGGCTGGGGCGCTGAGATCGCCGGGCAGAACGTGCTTTGGCTGCACCCGCAGCAGAACGACCCGTCGAGCAGCTAGGAGAAGATGAAACTATGGCAGAAGTAATTGGACCTCAAACCCTTTTGAACAAGGCCCTGCCAACAGGTGTAGACGGCACGCGCGTTGCCGAGTGGATGCTGCGCGATGGCCTCACCTATGGCGAGCTGATCAACCGTGTTGCCCTGGCCGTGGGCGATTTCAACCAACAGATCGTGACTGACTGGGGTTGGTGCTTTGGGCTGACCGAAGAACTGATGATGGAGTATGAACAGGGCGGCTCGGCCAGCGAGATGCCCGAGATCACGGACATCGACGACATCACCACGATCCACGGCACGACCATCGGACACATGATCGACTTCAAGCACTACGGGCGTGCGATCGGCGGCTCGAAGTTCTATCTGAGAGACGCACGCAGCGCCAAGATCCAGGCATCCATTGCCACCCTGGTGCGCCAGGGGCGTGAGCGCTTGGAAAAGCGCCTGCTTACCCGATGGTTTACTAACACCGAGAACAGCATCGGCAGTGGCGGCTATGATGTACCGTTTGTCCGTGGCACGGGCGGCAATGTGGACTATGCACCAGTTGCCTACGACGGCGAATCGTTCACCACGAGCCACGACCACTACCTGGGCGTCGACTCGGACACCTACGGCTATGGGGATGTGCTAGACCAGATGGCCGAAACGCTATCCGAGCACGGGCACATGGCCCCCTACACCGCGCTGGTGAGCAAGACCAATATCAGCAACTACATGGCCCTGACCGATTTCGTCGAGGTGGTCGATCCAGTGATCAACATGATCGATCGCGCCGGCGCGACCAGTGGCAACCAGTTCTTCGCCGTGGGCCAGCGGCCTTTCGGCCTCCTGGGTTACTACCAGGGCCAGTATGGATTGGTCGAAGTGCGCTTTTCCAACCGGATCCCGCAGTATTACGCGGGTCTGACCAAGAGCTATGGGCAGTTGGATACACGAAATGGCCTTGCCGTGCGCGTGCATCCTGACGTCGGTTTTGGTGCGTACATCCTGCCCGAGACCACGCTGGATGATGACTACCCGATCAAGAAGCTCGACGTCGTGATCGAGTTTGGCGTCGGCGTCGGGATGGACCGCACCAATGGTGTAGCGGCTTTCCTGGATGCTAGTGGCTCCTGGACCAACCCGACCATCAGCTAGTAAACTGACAATCACCTTACAGGAATCTGACAACAATGCATCTCAACTTGGCAGCCTACTCGTTTGACAAGTACGATGGATACGGGCGCTATGGGCAAGCTCTCACGCGCTGGCTTGGTTACTTTGGCGTGAGGGTGCAGCCTATGATCCTACAACAGATCCATTGGCTGCCAGGTTGGATGCAGCGGTTGGCGGGTCTCGACTGGGGACACTTGACTCTATCCTGTATGCCCCCCTACATGTTCCCGGCGCTGCCGGGGCGGCAGTGGGGCATCACGATGACAGAGGGCACCAAGCTACCCGATGGCTGGGCCGATGCGTGCAATGAGCGCTGCGAGCGTATCATCGTACCGTGCGAGCACAATGCCGAGGCATTTGAAAAGAGCGGCGTCAAGGTGCCCATTCACATCATGCCAGGTGGGACGTGCCCGGTCGAGTTTCCCCTGCTTACATCACCGCCGTCGAACCCGTATACATTTCTGGCTCTTGCCGACCGTGGGGCGCGCAAGGGATGGGTGGAAGTTTGGCAAGCCTTTTTCGCCGCTTTCCAGGGTGTGGACAATGTGCGGCTCGTGATCAAGACGCGCCCACATACGAACAGCCTGATCGAGATGATCAGTGGCGCGTCTAATCGGGATCCCCGCATTTCGTTCTGGATGGACAATGCCGATACGATGGCCGACGTGTACAGCCAAGTAGACTGTTTCGCCATTCCCTCCAAGAGTGAAGGTTGGGGGATGCCGCACCGGGAAGCGACCATGATGGGCATTCCAACGATCGTCACGCGCTACAGCGGCCTCGACGATGGCCATACAGACGATTGGGCAACCATCGTCCTGGATGATTGGGAGCTGGCTGAGATTCCAAAGGGCTACGCCGAACACGTTCAAGGCAAGTGGGCACAGGTGGATGTGAGCGCCGTGGCAGAGGCCATGCGCTGGTGCTACGATCATCCAAGAGAGGCCCAAATCAAGGCGGTGCAGGGTGCCCAGTGGCTGCGCGCCAACCAAACTTGGGAGCATAGCACGCGGGCGCTGCTCGACCTGATAGGAAAGTGGGGCTAAGATGGCTCTGACCTCCACACAACGGACAGACATACAAGGCGACCTGGGCATCGGTTCAGATGAGGCCGTTTTCACCAACGACGAACTAGATCGGCTCTATGCGCGCGCAGACTCGGACTACAACGGCGCGGTTTATCTGGGCTGGCGGCAACTCATGGCCGATGCAGCCAAGTTCAACAACTACACAGCCGGGCAGACGCGAGAGGAAAAGAGCCAAGTCTTTGATCACATCAAGGATATGGTGAGCTTCTGGAAAGACGAGGCGCGCGTAGCCACCAACCAGGTACAGATTGTCGGCCTGCTCGAAGTGCCGCCGCGCAACAAGGATGCGCCCGATGCCTAAGATCGACTCCTGGACGGGCAACAGCTTTGCGCTTTCAGACTGGATCGATGTGGATCGTGGCGTGGATACTGCGCGGCTGATCGCCGACAAGAGCACCTCGATCACGGTGATCCGCTCTGGCGTGGCGCAAAGCGCGCAAACGGTGCGCATCGAGGACATGGGCCGGCCGCGAGAGGTACAGACCGAAGGCGGGCAAACCGCGATCGCAGATACGTTGATCCTGGGCTACAAGGGCCATCCGACGATCACAGACACCAGTCTCCAAACTGGTGATCGCTTTGCCGTCTCTGGTGTGGGCTATGAGGTCGTGGGGCTTTTGCCTGGATTGACAGACAGCCTCCAGGCATTTGCCAAGGTGCGCAGCTAATGCCGCAAACTGGCTTCCGCTGGGAGCGCCCACCAGAGCAGGCACTAAGCGAATTGACCGAGGCATACGTGGCGGCCATCCATCGGGGTGTGCATCGGATCGTACAGCGCTATGCACCTGAGATCGAAAACTGGATGAAAGCCAATGCGCCCTGGACAGATCGCACAGCCAATGCGCGGCAATCGCTCTACACAGAGGTCAACCAGGTGGTACAGAGTATGGTCGAATTGGTGCTCTCTCACGGTGTAGAGTATGGCGTGTATCTGGAACTGAACAACGCCGGGCGCTATGCGATCATCGATCCAGCGCTGGACCATTTCGCGCCGCTCTTGTGGAGCGAGATTGTGAGGATGCTCAGTTGAGTGCGCTATCAGCAGCTAAAGCGCTTTTGGAAGCAGATGCTACCTTGCTGGCGACGGCAACGGGCGGTGTTTGGGACTATGACGAAACCGGGCACCTGGGTATCAATCGCACCACGACATCGGCCGCGTTTGACAGCAACGAGATCATCAAGCCGTGTGTGCTGCTCAAGTCGCGCAGCTCAGAACCGGATCAATCTCTCGTGGATGAAGGCGCGCGCTACCAGAGCACTACAGAGATGCTCGAAGCGTGGTTTTATGAGGATGACGGCTACAGCAATATCGAGATCATGCGTGATCGTGTTTGGGTGTTGCTGCACGCCGTTCAATTGTCAGGCACGTTCATGTGCCTCTGGGCTGGCGACGTGCGCCAGGCTCGTGATACCGATCTGGATGCCAGCGTAGAGCGCTCGGTATATCAGGTCGTGACCAAGAAATCAGCATAAAAAAGAACTAGAGGAGTTAGACAAATGGCATTCGATAGTTATGGTGCGCCACAATTTGGCCTCAACGATGTGAAGGTAGCCACCTGGACTGCTACCGATACGTATGGCACCGAAGTAGACATCCCCAGCGTGCAGCTTATGGGCACCACGCTGGCAACCGTCAGCGCGCAGTTGGAAGGTGACGACTCGATCACGGCCTCAGCCTCGCGTGCGGTTGGCGGTGAGGTGCGCGTGCGCTTTGGCTCGATCTCGATCGCCGCGCTTGAAATCATCCTGGGCAACACCTCGACCGCAAGCGGCAGCGCACAAGATCACTTCAAGGTGAGCGGTGGCGACAACATGCCCTACATCGGCATCTGTGGCAAGGCGCTGGCTGAGGAAGGGTCTGGGGATACACACGTCTTTATCCCCAAGTGCAAGCTGATGGGTAACCTGACGATCGCGCAACTTGAGTATGGGCAGTTTGCCATCCCCGAGGCAACGATTCAGATCGTCGACGACGCAACCTATGGGCTGATCAACGTGATCGAGCACGCGACCGCTGCGGATGTGGCGATCCCGCCGACCAACATCACCTAATGGCCGATCAACCGACCAAAGGGACTGACTGGCGCAAACCCAGAGAGGAGGGATTTTTGCTTGACCTCCCCTCTGGGAACGTGGTGCGCATCCGCCCGGTGGCACTCGATGTGCTCTTGCGCCAGGGAGAGATCCCGGACCTCTTGACGCCGTTTGTAGCCAAGATGGTCTATCAGGGCGTGGATACAGACGAGCTGGACAGTTTGCTTAGTGCTGAAAAGCTTACCGAGCAATCTACCGAGATGCTGGTACTCATTGATGCGGTGGTGACGGCGGCGTTTCTTGAGCCGCGCATCGTAGCCGAGCCACAAGCAGACGATGAAATCTCCATAGCCGACGTCGAGTTGGCAGATCGGGGTACAGTTTTTTCGTTGGCAGTGTTGCCAGCGAATGAACTGCGCCGATTTCTTGAACGACAAGCGGCAAGTGTGGAGCCTGTACCGGACGGCGACGGCGATGGGGCAGAGACCGAGCAACCTAGTCCAGATAGCTGACTCCTGGGCAGCATACCAGTTCGATAGCGCTGTAGTCTTTCTCGGCAACACAATCGAGGCCGCCGTGCAAGAGACGGAGTGGATCGGATCGGACAAAGATCGGCGCCTGGAGCCAAAGTACACGATGGACCAGTTGTTGGATGCTGACTTTCGTTTGCCTCTTTCAGAAGCACAAAAGCAAGAGGATGGGTTGGGCGCGCTCAAGGCGCTTGCGGGCAGTGTGCGCGGGGTGAAACTTCACAAGGTAGAATAAAATGCCTCTCTTTGGAGGGCTCTTTGGTGGGCAGCGTCTTGGCAATGCCCACGGCTCGATCACAATTGATACCAGCGGAGCGGAACGCGCCCAACTGACGATGCGCCGTGTTGGGCAGACAATTAAGCGCTCTTTTGACAACCTGGAGAGAAATACCAAAACGTTTCGTGAGGAAATCAAAAAAGTCAACCAGGAGTTGACCGCGCTGGGCGTGGTCGGCGGCATCATCTCTGCGATGGGCATCCGGGCCGCGGCATCGTTCGAAGAGGCGCAGGTCCAACTTGTGGGCATGACGGGCAGCCTGGAAGCGGCAACCAAGCTCTCTGAGGAGTTGCGAGAGCGAGCAGGAGAGGCCGGACTGCCCTTTGCCGATCTCCTAGCGGCGTCAAAGCAGCTCTTGCCCACGATGGAGGGCAACACTGAGGAGCTTGGAAAGTGGCTCGATCTCACCCGGCGCGTGGCGGTGCTCAATCAGCAAGAAGGCATCACCGGGGCGGCGTTTGCGATCAATGAAGCGCTGACCTCTGGGGGCACTGACCTGATCTCCTTGACCGAGCGCTTCAATATCTCCCGTGTGCAACTGCGAGAGGCGTTAGAGCAGACTGGCGGCGACTTTGCAGCAGCGCTGGATATGGTGTTGACCCGGATGGGCATCACGCAGAAAACTGCTGAGGAGATGGGCCGCACGTTTAACGCTTCCTTCCGAGCGGCCAAAGACGCGGCGGTGCAGCTCTTGGCCGAAGGCTTTGAACCGATCCTGGACATCTTGACGCCTCTCCTCCAAAGGACTGCAACTTGGCTTTCTCGGTTGCGTGAGGAAGCCCCAGGCGTAGCAACCATTGGAGCCGCGCTGGCTAGTATTGCAGCTGTAGGTGCACCCACATTATTGTTTCTGAATCAGATCATCACATCACTGATCAGAATACAAAAGCTGAAAGCGTATGCGACATTAGGGCCGATGTTGGGTGGCGCTGCTGTTTTAGGTGGTGCAGCATTCACAGGTGCCCGTATTGGCGTCGGTGTAGCTCGTGGCATCGGGCGTGCAACGGGCAATGAGCAGCTGGCCAATGCGACGATCCGCGATGCGTGGATGGCCTTTCGCCAATTGATCTTTATCGTCCAAAGCGCGCTTTCCAAGTTCGGTGCGGAGATGGCCAAGGTGTTGGCTCAGGGAGCGGCGTGGCTGCTCAACGGCTTTGCCAACGTGGCCGATGCGCTGGCTATGTTCGTGCAGCGGATCCTCGATCTGATCCCAGGGCCGGACATCGGCGCGCTTGGACAGATGCGCGAATGGAGCGAAGCGGCACAGCAAAGTGCAGACGGCGCGCGTAAGTTGGCCGATACGCTGGCCAACAGTGCCGAGGGCATCGATCAGAAACGCGCCGAGTTTCTCATGGGTCTAGGGCGTTTCCTGGGCGTCTTGCCTCAGGCCGCGCAGGATTTGGTAGCCGGCGCGCGCGATGCTGGGCAAGCAGCGGCCAGAGGAGGACGCTTCACGAGCGAGCAGGAAGAAGCCATTGCAGACTGGGCCGAGCAGGTCCAGGAGATCGAGCGCAGTGCCAACGAGCAGCGATTGTCGACCACCGCGCAATATGAGCAGCAGCGTGCTGACATAATCCGCTCCTATGAGCAGACCATTGCCCGTGAGGCCGAGGACTTTGCACGCCAGCGCGCGCGGCAGGCGGCGCAATTGGCCGCGAGTATTGCCGAGATTCGAGAGAGCGCCGCCGAGCGTGAACGGCAGTGGCAGCGAGACCTTAACGCCCGGATCGCAGACATCCGTGCCGAGGGCAACAGGCGCATTGCAGAGATCGAGGAAGAGGGCCAGCGCAATCTAGAGCGGATGCGCAGGGATCACCAGGTCCGGCTTATGGAAGCCGCGGCTATGCTAGACGCGCGCGCAGTGGCAGAGGAACAGCGGCGTTTTCAGGGCCAGATTAGCGAAGCTGAGACGGACCTGCAGCGCAGGGTTGAAGCCGAGCGTGAGAACCTCCAAGAGCGCATTGACCAGGAGCGCGCAGCGCACCGGGAACGGGTGCAGGCCGCACGGGCCGCCGATGCCCAGCGTATCCAGGACATGCAAGAGGCGCTTGCCGAGCAGCAAGAACTCGAGGACGAAGATCGCGCGATTCGCCTGAAGCGGATGCAAGAGGACCACAAAGCGCAGTTGGATGAGATGGCAGATGCGCAACGAGAGCGTCTGGAGCAGATTAGGCGCGGCGCGCTTGAGGAACGAAGAACGGCCTGGCAAGGCTTGCTCAAGCGTCTGGATGATATGGGCGTCTACAACCAGGCATGGACCACGCTACAAGAGCGGCGGCAGAATGAATCCCTGGCGCTCTTCGATCAGTACTGGGATGCCTGGAATGCCAGAATGTCAACACTGTCAACAACAGAGACGGCTACAGGGACAGGCACACCGATGCTCACGCGGCAGGCCGGTGGGCCGGTCTACGGCACCGGGGCGGCGATGCTCCACGGCAGCCGTTCGCGGCCTGAGTACGTGCTGAGTGCTGAAACGACCTCTCTCTTGCGCGGCGCTCTTGGGGGCAGCTTTACCCAAGGTCAGCTTGTAGGCGCGGTGGCGGGTGGCGGGCGCTCTGTGACGATCCAATCGGGCGCGTTCTCTATGCCTATCTATGCCGCTCCGGGCCAGAGCCCTACAGACATTGCGCGCCAGGTCGAGCAGACGCTGACCAATTTCTTTAGGAGGTTGACAGAGTGACCACCTACCGCGTAGCCGATGGGCACGACATTGCCCTGGATTCGCTCAACGTGTTGGACCCACAACCACGTTCTGAGGGCATCAAACCAACCCGGCGCACGTTCGGCGGCGACGGCACGCCCTACGACGAAGGCACGTATGTGGAGCTGCTCTATTCGATGGTCAGCACGGCCACTGAGTATCAGAGTATCTTGAGTGACTTTGGGGTGCAAAGTGCGCTCTCCAATGAAGTGACAGTCTATGTGCGAGATGAAACCTTTGCCTGGGTGCGCAAGAACGGGCTTGCCATCCGTCCAGAGCCGGGCGCGGACGTGCGTTGGAACAACTTTTTTCCCCGTAATGTAGTGATCTTGGTGCGCGATCTGAGTGCTGCATCATAAATAGGAGGCATATAGATGACTGAATATCAGTTTCATAAAATCTGCGCAAAGTTGGATAAAATCATCGAGTTATTGGAAAGGTTGCAGCCAGAAACTTTGAGCAATAGGTCATCACGCATTGTAACCGTGCTTGAACCTATTCCCGATCCAAACTATCCTAATCCAACTTGGGCACCAGATGCCGAATCGACAGCCGCAGAGAGCCATCAATAGATGACCATCCGTCTCTTCCTTGCCCAACCTACCACCATCTTTGCCGCCCGTGTCAACCAGGCCAGCTTCACGTACCCGATTGCCCAGGTCGCCTTTGACACCGTGGGCACAGGGGCCTATGGAGACATCGAAGCGGGCATGACCGTGCTCTTTGGCTCGACGGCCGGCGGGGACGATTATGGACGTCAGCGGATCCGCAAAGCCGCAACGAGCAGCATCCTCTATTTTGGCCGCTCTTCTGAGGGCACAAGGGACGGCGAAGTAGACTTGGTAGATAACGCGCACATCACAGTCCTGAATGACTACCGCGTTTGGTCCAAGATTCCCTACATCGACAGCAGCGGCGTGATCTACAAGGACCACGACATTGCAGTAGGCACGTACACGACCAATCCGCCACCTGTAGCCAATGCAGGCGCGGCGATGGCGGGCACTGTGGACAGTGGCACAAGCTTGTTGCGTGTCACTCTGCCCCACGAGGCCAATACTTCCTTTGCCGTCTCAGGTTCGATTTCCTCCTATGCCTGGACATTGCCTAGCGGGGTGGCGCTGGTAGCAGGGTACAACCTGACCGATTCACAGATCGAGGTCGATTGTGATCCGGGCTTCTACTGGGTCAAGTTGGTGGTGACAGATTCCAATGCCGAAACACACACGGCGCGGGTGCCTATCTATGCTCGAGATGTGTCCAGTGACACGAGCATCGGCGCGTTCACCATCGACAGCCACCGCATTACACCGGAAGGTCAGCGGCTTTCTGTGCGTATCCTGGAGGATATTGCAGAGAGCACCTACCCAGACGGTACGTTGGTGATGCTCTGGGAAGATGAGCCTAGCGACGGCGCAGACCGATCACACATGCTCTTTACCGGCTGGCACCAATCCGATCCCACAACCATTGCCTCCGAGCGTACGGGGATCGTGCGTGATACGATCCTGGAACTGCTCGACGTGGCCGGGCGGTTGGATACGCTGCCTGGATTCTCTGGCTCGGTTGAGGTTGCCGCTTCTCCTTCTTCTTGGACGCAGATGACCAGTCCCAACATGGATAAGTACCTGCACTATTTGCTGTATTGGCATAGCACCGCTCTGGAGGTTGCTGACTGGTCCTGGACCGGGACGACGACTACATACCCGTTTGTGGTCCTGGGCAATGCTGCGGAAAGCCTTTGGGATCAGGCTATGCGAAGGGCGCGCGCACTGGTGCCAGACTACATTCTGGGCTGCAACACGCTGGGCCAGCTGCAAACGATCGTCGATCCGATGCTCCAGGCCACAGGCTCACGGACGGCAACCATACAGGCTACGCTCCAAGAGGCCGACTGGTCCTCTATTCGCTACACGCACGAGCGCCCACCTCGGGCGCATTGGCTGCGCGGCGAAGCGATCGTGGCCAGCAACTCGGCTATCTCTGCGGTTTTCTGCATCGTGCCCGGTGAGACGCCAGGGCAAGGTGAAACGGCAAACAACCAGGGCGAGCAGCTTGCTGTTTCTCAAGCCACACTCAATACGTGTGAGGGCCACCGTTACGCGCGCTACAATGCGCCAGAGCGCTATTTCTCTATCGTGCTGTCTGAGGGCGCCGATCAGGGAATCGAACCTGCTGATATGACGTGGGTACGACTGAACATTTCTGCCTCCACTGCCGCACAGCGTGGGCTCACACTTTCCAACGAGCGCGGCTTGGTCCGTGAGATCAATATCCGCTACGATCACACGCGCACCGGGCTGGTCAAGCAAGTGGAGCTGCTCTGGGAGCGCGAGACGAGCAGCACATCGTCGGCAGTGACGGTGACTCTGCCGGCGGATAGTCTGCCGGGCGCTGAGTGGGATCCGCCAGATTTAGGCTACGATCCGGTGCCAGAGCCGGAAGGGTACTCGCTCTACGATCAGTTCATTGTAGGGACAGATGTAGGCGCGGCCTACTGTGACACGGATACGATCATCGTGGGCACCGTGCCCACCTGGACGGCGTGTGGGCTCTCTTCCAAAGACGTGCAGGAAATCATGATCAAGCAGGAGAGCAATCTTGCCTATGCGATTACTACAGATGGGCTCTACAGCACGGCTCTCCCCTTCTCGGGCAGCAGCTCTTGGTCTACGGTCGTTACGTTTGCCTCTATCTACTCTGCGCTTGGGTGGGGCTCTGATTGCCAGTTTGCCGGGCTGCAGGCGTCCTGGCTTGACCCAGATAAATTCTGGATGCTCGTGCATGCTTACAATGGGAGCAAGTGGATTCCCTACTGTGCAAAAACGGCCAACTCGTGGAGCACCTATACACTCTATCGCATCGGCTCGGGGACGGGCAGCTCGTTTGTGTACGGTCTGGACCTGAAGGTGGTCCACGATGATATAGAAGAGACGCTTTATGCCGGTGCCAGCTATCACACATTTGGCGGCAGGCTCTACAAGAGCACGGATGGCGGCGCGACCTGGCCTACCTATGCAGATATTGGATCGTTCCAAAGCTTCAGGCACATTGCAGTTACCCCCAGCGATGCGAACATTGTGCTGGTCGGTGCGAGTACTGGGTACTGGTATCTATCAGAGGATGGCCTGACCTCGTGGGCGTACAGCTCCGACCAGGCCAATAACGTCTGTGCCGGTCACTGCCGGGGTGATGGTGTGGGTGTGGCCATGCCCTATCTCGTGCGTACCAAGGCAGCTGGTCAGTACCGCGAGGGTTCAAGTGACATCCAGGTGCATACCACCTACTCTACCCCTATGCCGACGTGGTTTGACGCTGCGATCGGATCGCCAGAGGCACAGGATGGGCGCTGTGTTGGATGGTCAACTAACAACAAATTCGGCTACTTTATCACGGTCGGGCGCAAAAACACCGGGCCAACCGGCGCCGACGTGATCCATTCAAGCGACGATGGAACGAACACGCTTGTAACTGGGAACTTGCAAAGTGTCCTTGCGGGCTCGGCACATGGCCGGTGCATTGGTTGGGAAGGCGGGGCATTCAGTGAGTAGCATTCAATGAGTAGTGATCTCTCACGATTGTTCAGGCGCGCGGTGCTCAATACTGTTCTGAACGAAGGCGTGCCCGCTCTTCTGGGCAAAGCGGATGGTAGTACGCTCTTTTACGTCGACGATGCAGGCACGCATCACAAAGATCGCGTTTGGGCGCGCGTGGGCGCGGGGACTGCCCCTGTCGAGATGGTGGTCCGCTGTGTAGCTGTACCCCAGACGCTCAATCTGCCGGTGATCGTGGCCGACCGGGACGGCGTGCTGACTGTGATCCGCACGGACACAAACCGCGCTGTGGAGTGGAGTGACGGCACGCTGATCGACGTGGCCCCGCACAACTGGACGCACGGGCGCTATGGCTCTGATCCGCTCTACATCACCGGCCTGGCGTTTCTTCCCCTGGCAGCTTATCCAAGTAGCCCCCCCGATCTAACGGTCGTGGTCGAGCAGTGCTTTTACCGCTGGCAGGGCACATACAAAGTCTTTGAACGCACGACCTCGGACAGCTTATCTGCCTACCGGCCTTCCGGCACGAATATAACGCACTATGTCATTCTGGCCCTGGATCGTTCCGACAACTCTCTTGATGTGATCGACGGTGCTGATGTTTCGGGCGGCAGCCGGGCTATCCCCAGCGCGAGCACGGTTCTGGCAACGTCGGGCATTCGCTCTGAACATTTCCCGATCTGTGCGATCCGGCTCTACAATGGGCAGACGCAGATTTTCCCGCGTGACATCGTTATGGACCTTCGCCTGTGGGCGGGCGAATCGAGCGCCTCGGGCAGCGGCGCAGATGTGGCCGGGCCAGCATCGAGCACAGACAATGCCATTGCGCGCTGGGACGGCACGACCGGCGTCCTCCTCCAAGACAGCTATCCGACGATCGACGACTCGGGCAACATGGACCTGGCCGGGCACGAGCTGCGTGATTACAGCCACCAGATGGTTGTGGCCAACACCGGCGCGGCCTACGAAATCGACTGGTCGGCGGGCACGGTATTTGAGTTGACGCTGACCGATAGCCCAACCTTTACCTTTGCCAACGAGAGCGCAGGTCGGGCGGTTACATTGGTTCTGATTCAGGATGGCACCGGAAGCCGCACAGTGACCTGGCCCGCTGCTGTGGATTGGCCCAGCGCGACGGCTCCTACATTGTCATCGGGTGCAGGCGATGTGGACGTTGTTACGATGATCTGCCGCAACGATGGAATGACTGTACTCGGCTTTGAAGCTGGGTTGGATATGGGCTGAATCACAGCCGCCAATTGTCTACCGGGCTGGCTCGCTGATGTGCGATCTCGAGATCTGCTTGTGCGATGTGCAGATAGCGGCGGGTCGATTCTATAGCCGAGTGTCCCAAGAGCCTTTGAAGTGTGAACAGATCCCCCCCATTCCTCAAGTACTGGATGGCAAAGGTATGGCGGAATCTATGTGGATAGACGCCATTAACATTGGCCCGCTTGCCGATTTTGTGCAGGTGCCCGCGCAGGTTCTCACGGGTCATCGGATCACCAGCGCGCGTGCAAAAGAGCGGCTCTATATCCTGGCCCAAGACTGCCCGATGCGCTAAATACTGCCAGAGCGCTTTCTTGGTGCGTGTCTCAAAGTGAACGGTTCGCCGTTTCCCCTGGCCGGCGTTTCGGCGGCCTTTGCTCTGGACTGTCGCTGTACCTGTTTGTAGGTCGAGATCGCCGACCACGAGTTGGCACAGTTCGCTTGCACGCACGCCAGTGTCTAGCAGGAAGAGAATGATCGCCTTATCTCTCAAGTACTGCTCTTTGGGCAGCTCTGTTTGTGTGAAGCGGCGGCCTGCCCAGGGGCGGCTAAAGCGTGCGGCTTCCAGAAGGTCTCTGATCTGTTCCTTGGTGAATGGTACGATCTCGGGCGGCTCTGGTCGTGGGGCTTCTACCTGTTTGGGGATGTGCTCTGTTGTGTAGCCTTCCTTGATCGCCCAGGTCCAGAGAGAGCACAAGCAAGTGTGGACGTTGCGCACTGTCTTGGCTGAGAGCGTTTGTGGCCCTCGTGTGCCGAACTTTTGGGAGGGAAATTGAGCGGTCATCAGCCAGACCATGAACCGCTGCAGGTCGGCTTTGGTGATCTCTGCGAGTTGGAGATCGTCGTCGAGGAAACCGGCAAAGCGATCTAAACTATGGGTGTAGTTGCGCAAGGTGTTAGGTGAGAGCCCTGCAACTTGCTTGGTGAGCAAGAAACCGTCGATGGCTGCTGACAGGCGCACCGTTGACCTCCAATTTCTGAGCCGTGCGCGCAGCAGTTCAGGCAGAAAAACCGCGCACAGTTTGTAGCCCTCACGGATGGTCTAGTCTACAGACCGTGCGCGCTTCTATGGGCGAGGAGGGACTCGAACCCACGACCTCACGGATGTGAACCGTATAGAGTGATCGGCGCTCTGTTGCACGCACGGTTTGCTGTAGGGCGTGACTGTGAGGTATACAGTTTCGGACCCGGATGTTCAACACTTAGAGATCGCAAACTTGTGTAGATTCTGTGGGGTACACCGTTCCTCCGTGAGTACCATGTCATTCGCCCAGCCACCGCTACGCAAATGATACCACAATCCACTTGGATCGGGATTGACTTGTCTTTCTTCCATGATTACTACCATTTCACCATGAGATGCTCTGTGATGTATGCCACCTCGATCAGGGTCGGGCGCATTCCATACGATGATCACAGGTTGAATCATCTTCCCATATGCATCCGAGTTCAGACAACGAGAATAGCCACAAACGTACATCACAGTCTCACCGGGGCCGTGTGTTGAATTGGGATCAATGAGCAAGCCAATGCCTGTTGCCACGATTAGAACAAGCATAGCTATCCCTACGTAAATCACAATCCGCTCCCAGGGCCTTCGTTTGCGGCGCTCTGTGCTCATTTTCGATGCCATCTTTGGCACTTTCTCCCGCCCCAATATCCCCCAAGTATCTACTACTTTGCCGAACGCTCGGACTAGCCAGCGGCGCGCTTTGAGCAACTTACAGAATAAAAGCCCGATCCAGATGCAGTGCTTTGGATAGTGTTCAATCTGTCGCCACATCGGGCGCGCTATCTCCCCCTCCTCCCCGCAGGCGGCGCATAAGATCAAAGACAAGCTGCTGATCCTCTGGTGGCATCGTGGATAGTTCTTCAGCCAGGCGCTGAGAAAGTCGATTCCTTTCTGGTGGCTGTGGATCGACTGCGATGTTTGATCCAGACCGCGTGCGAATGCCAAGCAAATTCTGCATCGTCGCAATCATCGACTGGCGAAATTCGACCTCCAGGCGGCGAAAGAGGGAGAGCGCTTGCTGCTCTTCAGGCACCTGCTCAGGTTGAAGCGGCAAGATACCTGCTCTTTGGAGCACTACGTCAGGAGGTAAACCAAGCCCACGAGCAATCCCGACGCAAAAGTCTGTACCTGGATTTTCCCCGTTCAGAACCTGACTAATCCGTGGTCCTGAAATGCCTCCTTTTCGGGCTACCTCTCTATAACTCATGCCGCTTCTTTGTAGCTCTGTTCTCAACCAATCTTGAAAAGTCTCCAAGATGCCACCCCTCCCCTCTTGTCTAAGTAGCAGTATAGTACACTTAGCAGTAAGCCCCATTCTCATTTTGAAAAGTCAACTTCTACACGAAGCAGATGACTTGTACACACTGCATAATGTCCTGTATTCTCCTGCTATGTCTTTTCGATGACTTGGTTGACAACTCTGGTGGAATCTGGTAGAATGATAAGCGAACTTAGCACTTGAGAAGGAGACTGAACAGTGAGCGTAAAAATCTATCGAGAAGAGATCATTATAGTAGACGACCAAGAAGAGTTCCAGGTTGAGACCTGGGGCGAGCTGCACTTGATGCCTTCTATTGCTCAGAGCATCTTTGCTCATTTTGGCATCTTCGAGCGCACGCCACACAGTACTCTTCTCTACAAGTTGGGTGCTGACGATATGGACATCAATGAGTGCGACAGTCACTATATGGACGATCTGAGGGCGTTCAAGATAGGCAATTATCAGATCGTGGATCGAATCGCCGCGTAGGGAGGAACCTTTGGGAGAAAAAGTCAACACGGGAGTGTATCTGTCCATCGAGCAGCACGAGCGCTTGCGGACGATGGCGAAAGCCGACAGCCGTAGCGCAAGCAATTTCATCCGCCTACTGATCGATCAGGCGTGGGACAGGTATCGGGCAGAAAAAGAGACTCCCCCCTCCCCTATCGCAACATGTGAGGCTGTATAGATGCCATATTTCTACGAAATCAAGCAGAGACCAAGTTTTGCCAAGTTGACCGAAGGCGAGTTGAGCCGGTGCTTACAGAAAGCATTCAACGACCTGCCGGAAGAGGACCAGGCCAACATCAAGCGCGCACTTGAGCCGCTGATGGCCATTCGCAATATCGGCCTGGCCAGCGCGCTCCGAGTGCTCTTTGTGCTCGAAGAGGCTGAGGCTCTCGATCGTTTGGATGCAGCCGTGCTTAACTCCAGTGTACCACAGGAAACGGCTCCTGTGCTGTTTTCGGATCACCGCCGTTCTGGGGGGAACGGTGCAGATGCGGCAGATCGCGCTCATCGAAACTGATCTAGCCGCTATCGCCCGCGCAGAAACCGCACTCCAAAGACTAGACGCAGGTATTTGCACTTTGTGCGAAAGGAGGCCAACGGAAGAACTGATCGAGACATTGCGGGGGGCTTATCACGACCTAGTAGTGGCGATTGCAATAGCGAAGAGCTATGTAGCAAGTGCAAGAAGGAGCACAAGCAGATGACAGACGTATGGGATAAAGCAGCAGATGCAACTCTACCGCCCAAGGTATACTTTGGGCAAGTGTTTACCGATGCCTTTTTCTGTATCTTGGAGAAGGGCGTCGGCAAGGTGGTCTTTGATGAGAGCCAGCACGACGCAGACCGCAAGCTGACCTGCATCAAGATCGATGGCCAGTGTACGCGGGCCAATGGCAGCACCTACGAGATCAGCCGCGAGGTGATTGCAGAGTTCCGCGACTGGGCCGGGATCATCCTCCCTAGCCTCAAGGTGGCCGGTGTCCATCCCCGAGATCTCAACGAAAAGTGGGCCTCTTGGGAGATGGTCGAGACCGGGCGCACCTGGACGGATCGCAACACCGGAGAGACCAAGCAGGGGACCACGTTCAAGTTCCTCGAATTCTTTGACTCTGAGGAAGCCTGCCGAGCCGCCGAAGCTGCGCACTATGGGCGCGGGCCTGCTACCGATGACGAGGACGAAGCCGATCTGAACAGCTCACACCCGATGCCTGAAGAGGACAAGAGCAATGGCAGTGATGCGCAGCGCGAAGTAGCAGCCAAGTTCCTGCCCGCTCTGTGGAGCCAGGCCGGTGGCGACGTGACCAAGCTCGGGCAGCTGATCGCCGGGAACCCACTCACGAGCCGCTTTTTCGATCTGAACAGTGCCGAGGTTCTGGCGCTGGTTGCGGAAGGGGTGGCGGCCTGATGAACATCTTCAAGCTCTGGATCACCCACCGGCGCGCGCGTAGGATTCGGGCGGCTTTCGCCAAGTTCCTGGCCAGCGACCCCATCCACGCGATCGAGCATGCCAATGCCGCCTTTGACGAGGCCAACCGGGCAGAGTATGAGTATCTGCCTGTGATGGTATAGCCGGTCGAGTGTCGAAACCGCTGAGTAGCGGTAGCCGGACAACCGGAAGCGGTAGACCCGCAAAGGGGGCACACATACACATTACCAAGAGTATAGCAGGGCTGGGGAGAAGATAACCCAGACCACATCCTGGGGGCCGGATGTAAAATGGCCCCCACTTTTAGCCCCACAGACAAGTGCCAACGGATGATAGCCCGTTTCCGGTGCGAGCCCGGATGTGGGGGCATAGGAATGGAGGAGCACGATCCGGCAAGAAAGTGCTCTGAGATGGATGACTGGATTTGCCCAGAATGTTTTGAAGCAAGAGAACTTGAACAGATATGCGGCAATAAAGAGAGCAGATGGGGGGTCTGCTCAGAATGCAAGGAATTCCGCAATCTGGTCAAAGTAGAGCAAAAGGAGGTCGAATGTCTATTCTCAGTGCCATCGTTGACAGCCGAGAGCCCGACTGGTGCAGGGCATTGACGTTTGGCGGCGTGCCTGTCGCAACGTTGGCCCTCGATGCTGGCGATGTTCTCGCAGCTACAGACGATGCGTGCCAGATCCTGATCGAGCGCAAGACGCCAAGCGATCTCCTGGGCACACTGGCCCATAGGCGTCTCTTTCCTCAACTGACCAAGATGCTCGAAACAACCCCCTGGTCCTATTTGGTCATTACCGGCCTGCTCTACCGAGACCGTGATGGCCATGTGACTGTCGGCGGCCAGGGGCACACAGGCTGGCGCTATGCGGATGTTCAAGGCGCGCTGCTGACTGCGCAGGAGATGGGGATCGGCGTCTTGACGTGCGGTTCAGATGATGAATTCGAGTGTGCTGTGATCCAACTCTGCAACCGGGATCGGGGGATTGTGCGTGTCAAGCCGTCGAGAGAGACCTACCTGCTCAAAGACGGCGAAGCGGCGCTGGCTGCCCTGCCCGGCATCGGGCCAGAGCGGATCAAGGCGCTGGTCGACGCGCTGGGCAACGTGGGCAGCGTGCTCGAATGGCTGACCAACTTGGAGGACAAGCGCCAGGTGCCCGGCGTCTCGGATGGGATCAAGCAGGCTGTCAAGGCGGCGCTTGGGCTGAATGGGGAACTGCTTAAAGTGCTCCCCTGGACAGCGCAAGAGAGTTCTTACACACCCAACGGGGGATTCATTGCAGCGGCTGACCAGGCCGCTATGGACTATCTGAAGGAGGTATCTTCGCATGGAGACTAAAGTAGAGTACAAAACAAAAGCGCTGACTGTTGCACAGCCGCTCACGCCACAGATGTGGCAGATGATCGAGGCGATCGCGCCGGCAATGCACAAGGCGCGGTTGTTTGGCGTTTCAAGCCCTGAGCAGGCCATGGCAATTATGCTCAAAGGCTATGAGTTGGGGCTTTCGCTCACAGCCAGTTTTGAATTCATTTATGCGATCACAGCAGGAGGAAAAACACAAGCGGCGCTTTCTCCTCGAGGCGCGTTGGCACTGATTCACCAGAGCCCCTTTTGTGCCAAGGTTGAGATTGTCGATGGTCCAGACTCTTGCACGGTGACGATGGAACGCACAAGCGGATTTTCCTACACTCTGACCTGGACGATGGCCGATGCCGAGCAGGCAGGGATTGTCAAACCGGATGGTGGTTGGGAAAAGTACCCGGCCAACATGCTCCGTTGGCGGGCCGTGGGCTTTTGTGCGGATGTGGTCTTTCCCGACGTGATCGGCGGCATGAAGCGCACCGATGAACTGGGCGCGGACCTGACCGAAGAGGGCGACACGATCATTGACACGACCTGGGATGTTGCGCCGGCAGAGTTGGCACCTGTACCGACAGCGAAAGAGGAGCCACAAGTCACCAATAGCTTTACCACGGTCGATGCGCTTCTCTCCCTCTGGACCCCTGACATGATCATGAACGCAAACGGCGGCAAAATTCCGGCATCGGAAGAGGAATGTCTGGCGGTTGCGGAGAAGCTAGGAGAGACCGATGCCTAGACACACACCAGGACCGTGGAGAGTTGTCATCAGCCAAACATCCCCCATCTGTTACATCCATAGCAACGATGGGCAGATTGCATCCACTTATGGTGAGCGAGATTTCCATCACCACCAACTGCCCGATGCGTACTTGATCGCCGCTGCTCCCGCGCTGCTGGATATATGCAAACGCCTCATCCAAATTGGAACACGAGGAGACATCACAAAAGGATTGCACGACTGGGTCGAGCTTTTGTGCGATGCCCGCGCCGCCCTCGCACAGGCAAAGGGGGAGAGCGATGATTGAACACTTGAGCTATTCAAGCATCAGCACTTACCTCATGTGCCCTCGCTCCTGGCGCTTTCACTACCTGGACAAAGTGCAGACGCCCACGAGCCCAGCGCTCGTCTTTGGCAGCGCGTTTCACAATGCACTTGAAGAGTATGTCGAACTCATGGCAAAGCCGAACGATTGTGCAAGTCCGCTTGTCTCTTTTTGGCAACATCATTGGACCGCACAACTTGAGCGCAACGCCGAATGCGGGATTGAATGGAATAGCGACACACCCGAAGAGATGTGCAACCTGGGTGTGCGCATGTTCTCTGATGAGGACATTGTAGCCCTGGTGGATAGTCTGGAGCCGCTTGTCATCGAGGACCAGGTACAGATCGAGCGCAAAGTGACCCTGACTGTGCCGGGGGTGCCTATCCCTGTGATCGGGTACATCGACCTGATTGAGCAGGACGGCGTGCCGGCCGACTTCAAGACAAGCGCACGCTCCTGGTCACAGAGCCAGGCAGACAGCGAGATGCAGCCGACTTTCTACCTGGCAGCGTTGAATCAGAGTAGCTTTGAGATGCCCGGTCTGAACTTTCGCCACTACGTCTTTGTCAAGAACAAGACGCCCAAGGTGCAGATTTGGGAGAGCACCCGGACCATTCAAGACCTCTTTTGGCTCTTTGGGCTGATCTCCGATGTGTGGAAAGGCATTGAGGCCGAAGTATTCCCGCCCAACCCTGGGACGTGGAAGTGCAGCCCCAAGTATTGTGAGTATTGGGGGATGTGCAGGGGGACAGAATGACTACAATCCCTGAAAGCCGTACACCGACGAGTGCAGGCATCAATAATGTGCCTGAAAATGCGAGAGTCAAGGTTGCCTGGTCATGCGGTCTTTATATCGGAGCACCCTACTGGAAGCAAGGCTTTGACTGGACATTGGAACCTGATGAATGCAGTGAGGAATTTGAAACAATCGAGGATGTTCAGGACTGGATTGATGATTGCTGTATGGCAATTTGCCCGAAGTGTGGGCAGGAACTGCACCAATCTGATCATGCTCTTGGATTGATGAATGACGAAGATACTGATTTTCTGGATGAAAAAGATTCCAGAGCCAAAGCTAACCGGTTATGGGATAGAGCATACGGAGATCCCAAATGACCACAGACATTACCCTTTCCGATTCAACCCAAGTCAGGATTGACCGGGGGCAGGTCGAGATTCTCCGAAGCGCGCAAAGACAGCAGGGCGAAAAGATGACCGTCGAAGCGCTGGCACAGTGGCGCGGATGGAAGACGCAAGCAGAGCAGGTGGCAGAGCACGCCCGGACGCTTGCAGAGAGGATCCACCAGTGGCTTACTATGTGATCTCTCACCAACAGAGCAGCCGCCTGATCCCGATGAAAGATGGCACGATCGGCTTTAAATCGCCCTACGATGCTGGTCTGGTGGCTGCGCTCAAGACGGCAATCCCCTACAGTGATCGGCGTTGGGACCGGGATCAGAAGCTCTGGATGGTAGCCCCACAGCATGCCAATACTCTGGCCGACCTTGCCGAGCAGTATCTAGGCAAGCGGCCACAGGTGCCACAAGTCCAGAGTATAGCCGTCAATACCACACAGCTTTTGCAGGTCAAGTACATCGGCGCGGCAAAAGAGCGTGCAGGTGGGCAGAGGACGGCAAGCGGCTGGTGTAATGGTGGGTGGACCGTCATCTTTCCTGAAAGTGTCTTGAAAGAGTGGTTTGCCATCGATCCAGACAAGCCGGAAGAGCAGACCACGCTCTATGCGGTCCTGGGCATCAAGCAGAGTGCCAATGTGGCCGATCTCAAGAGTGCTTATCGCAAGTGCGCACGCCAGTGGCACCCGGACGTGTGCAAAGAGGATGGTGCCGAAGAGCAGTTCAAGCGCATCAATGAGGCATACCAGGTGCTCTCCGACCCGCTGAAACGTCGCAAGTACGATGCAGGATTGCAGCTCGCGGCCAGCGTGGGCAAGCACCAAAGTCTCACAGATTCTCAGGTGTTCCAAGCAAGCAATGTTTGGCGGCCCCCGCTCCGCTGTGGCTACATTCTCTGTAACGGTGTAGAGCAGCTGGGGCGCTTTGTGGTCTCAAGCATCCTCCAGTGGGAGGACATTGTGAACAGTCGCGGCCAGACCCTCGTCACCAGTTGGCAGTATGGAGACGATAGCTTTACCGAGAGGTGGGTATAGTAGATGAACCTCCAAGAATGGACGATATTGCGAGGGCGTGAAGATGCTGTCTTTCTCCAAGACGTGCTACAGCGGGTAACTGTCGGGATGACCACCTATCATGATGCAGACTACTTGCGAACAGTGCTTGTGCAGCAGCAGCAGGATATTATCAATCTGACTGCATCAATCGAGGATGCGCTTGTTTTTGACTATGGAGTATCTTTTGAAGAGGAGGCAAATGATGAGCAAGGCACTTGTGAAGGGCTCTCTATCCGCACTCAGCCAGCGGGATAACCTCTCTCTGGCCGAGAGCTTCCTGAACGTCGACGCAGTGCTCTTGGTGGACATGAGCGGGTCTATGGCCGCTGAGGATGCACCAGGAGGACTGGCCAGGTGGGATGCAGCCGAAAATGAACTAAGGCGATTGCAAGAACAACTGCCCGGCAAGTTGGCCGTGATTGCATTCTCAAGTGAGGTCCAGTTTTGCCCGAGCGGCGTGCCGATCCGCTTCGGTGGTGGAACGGACATGGCAAAAGCCTTGCACTTTGTGCGGCCCGCTGACGGTTTGGGGATCCGCTTCATTCTGATTTCCGATGGGCAGCCGGATGATGAGAAAAAGACGCTCAAAGTCGCAAGGTCGTTCAAAAGTCGCATCGACACGGTGTATATCGGGCCAGAGGACGGCGGCGTTTGGAGCGGGCGCGATTTTCTCGCCAAGTTGGCCGCAGAGAGCGGCGGGATCGCTACACAGAGTAAAGCGCCCGGCCTGCTGGCCGAGCAGGTGACATTGTTGCTGACAGCGAGTGCATAAACCGAGTAGCCAGCGTAGCGCAACAGGCAGCGCAGGCCATTTGTAATGGCCCGGTTCCCGGTTCGACTCCGGGCGCTGGCTCTGAGAATGTGGATACGAGGAGGTGAGAAATGAAGCACATAGCCTCTCTGAGCGGCGGCCTCGATAGTAGCATAATGTACCTGTTCCTGACAGGTTATCTGAAGGGCGGTATTTGCGCAGATGATGTGACGCCAGTCTTTACCGATCCGGGCAAGGAGCATCCACACACATACGCGATGCTGGATACACTAGAACAGATGACCGGCAAGGAGATCGTTCGCTTGCGTGGACCGACCTGGGAGCAGGCACTAGAGGCACATAGTTGGTTCTTGCCATTCCATAGGGCGCGCTGGTGTACGGCTATGTTCAAGATCAAGCCATTTGAGGCATACGTGAGAGGCCAGCAGATCGAGAGCTATATTGGCCTGCGCGCAGACGAGGCAGAGCGCAAAGGGTATCTTGGCGATTCTGGCACACAGATCGAACCGCGTTACATCCTGCGTGAGATGGGTGTGACCAGGGCCGACATTGAAGCAGAGGCAAAACGGATCGGATTGCCGCCTACTGGCCTCTGGTCGTGCGGGTGTTGCCCGTTCAAGACACATTTTCTACAGGTCAAAATGATCGAGGAACAACCTAAAATGGCCGAATGGATGGCTTGGGTAGAGGATGAAAAGAAACGCCGGGGCGCTGGGGGGTATACGTGGGTGCGTGGGTACACAATGCGCCAGTTGATTGATAACCATCTGATTCGAGCAGAGATCAAGCGGCGCTGGTGGTCAAAGCATCACAGCGAGGCTCAGATGTCATTTTTGAGCGATGAACCAGAAGAGCAGCCGTGCCTAATGTGTCGTGTCAAATAGGCACTTCCGATAAGTTGACTACTCAGCAATCCTAGAATCAAGAGAGATACAACGTGCCATCTATCCCGCTCTTTCTGACCAATGAGACAAAACGCCAGCTGGGGGAGCTTGGCCATACGGATGATGAGATCGCAAAGATGACACCCGAACAGGGCTGGCAAATGCTCTTATGTGAGAGCGCGCTGCAACTGTCTAAGCTAGGTTGGTACGTGTTCCCCTGTGTGCCGGGGGAAAAGCGCCCACTGACCAAGAACGGTTTCAAGGACAGTACACGCGATCCGGGCACCATTCGCGCCTGGTGGCAGAAACACCCACTGGCCAACATCGGGGTAGATTGCGGGCGCTCAAAGCTGGCTGTGGTCGACCTCGACGTGAAAAACGGCGCGGATGGGCCAGGAGAGTGGGACAATCTCGGCATCGACGATAGCCAGGCTCTTGAACAGCAGACGCCCTCGGGCGGCATTCACAAAATCTGGCGCACAGACGACGGCATCAAGAGCACTGCCAGCAAGATCGCTCCGGGCATCGACACGCGCGGCGAAGGGGGATACATCGTCGTAGCCCCAAGCCGAACTGAAAAAGGCTCTTACACTTGGGAAGCGAGCAGCCATCCGATGGACCAGGCGCCGGGTATGTTGCCAACCGAGTTGGCCGCCCTGCTCAAGATGAATGGGCACCACAAAGCAGCTGACCCCTGGGAGAGTGCAGAGCAGCCAGGGCAAAACGGAAACGAACTGCCCGAGCACATCACCCAGGGCGAGCGCAATGTGCGCCTGGCCAGCCTAGCGGGCTCTATGCGCCGGCGGGGGATGGATGCAGCCACGATGCTGCCCAGTCTGGAGGCATTCAACCAGAGACATTGCGAGCCGCCACTAGAATCGTCAGAGGTCGAGGCGATCGCTGAGAGCGTTGGGCGTTACCCACCTGGCAATGTGCCGGCCATCGAGCCGCCCACACCGCGCACAGAGAGCATCCTGCTCCGCGCCGATGCCAGCGATGAGGGAAACGCCCGCTGTGTCGATGCGCTCTACCCAGGTCAGTTCCTGCACGTCGAGGCGTTTGGGTGGATGCACCACGGCAAAACGCATTGGGCGCGGGAACTGGCGGAGAGCCGCCTGGACCGTGCAGTGGTCGACGTCCTGCAGCGCCGGCGCTTGGAGGCAGTGAAAGCCGATCGAGAGGCCATCGTCAAAGTAACCCGTGCTACCGCCACCAACGTGCGCAACTGCAAGTACCTCTATGAGAGCTTGGTCCCGGCCCGTGCTGCCGACTTTGACAGTTTCCCCGACTTATTGAACTGCAAGAACGGCGTCTTGAACCTGAGAACAGGCGACCTCATAGACCATCTTCCTGGCCAGCGCTTCACGTATTGCCTACCGATCGAATACGATCCAGAAGCGGATCACTCAAAGTGGAGGACCCTGATTCTTGAGTGGGTCGGCGGGGATCCTCAGCTCGTGGATTTTCTACAGATGGCCATAGGGTACACACTCACGGGCCATACGTCCGAAGAATGCCTGTTCTACCTCTACGGGCCAACCCGGAGCGGCAAGGGCTCTTTCACTGAGACCATCCTGCACATGCTCGGCAAAGAACCGATGGGCACCGAGGTGGATTTCTCTTCCTTCACGATGGATCGCAGCCACGACTCGCAAAACTTCGACTTGGCAGGCTTGAAGCCTTGCCGCTTTGTGGCTGCCAGCGAATCTAGCAAGTACACGAGTCTGAACACAGCGCGCGTGAAAGCCATCACGGGTGGCAATGAGATTCGCGCCGCATTCAAGCGCAAAGACCACTTCACTTATCGGCCGCAATTCAAAGTCTGGCTGAGCAGCAACTATCCGGTGAATGCCGACGTGGATGACGACGCCATTTGGTACAGGCTCAAAGTGATCCAATTTCCGAACAGCTATGCAGGGCGAGAGGATAAGACGCTGAAAGCGCAGCTCAAGCAGCGGGAGAGCCTGCAAGCGGTCCTGGCCTGGGCGGTGAAAGGCGCGATCCGATGGTACAACCAGGAGGGCACCGGGTTGCGCGTGCCCAAGAGCATCGAAGAGACCACACAAGCACAGCGCCTCGAGCTGGACTATGTAGGCCAGTGGTTGGAAGAGTGTGTGGAGATTGTGCAAACTGGCAGCCACTTTGTGCCCAACTCTGCGCTTTACCTCTCCTACCAGGAGTGGTGTAAGGAGAACGGCGTCACGCCAAAGCACAAGCGCAGTCTCACAATGGAATTGAAACGCAAGGGGTTGGACGCCGGACAGCAGCGCAAGGTAGGTGGCGTCAAACATCGAGGTTGCTTTGGAATTAAATTGCTTTAGGGTACCGATAAGGGTACCGGTACCGATAAGTACCGGTAATTTCTACTTTAACCAGTTTGGCGTTCATGTAGGGTTTAATGGAGAATTAGTGGTACCTTCTGGTACCGGTACCTTAGCACAAGAGATCGCTCAGTATGGAGCTGAAGCGGAAAGGGATCGATGCTGGACAACGCAAGTATGATCATGGTCTTGGGCGGCAGGTCCGTGGAGCGTATGGGGTGAAATTGGCATGAACCCTGACTCTGATATTGTGGATACGCGGAGGTAAACAAAATGGGACGCAACGTGATATTGTTTGATGACACTGGACTCGGTCCAGCTCCGATGGCGGTATGCACAAACTGCGACGGCACAGGAGAGTGCCCCGAGTGCGATGGCACGGGTGACTGTCAGAACTGTGAGGGCGATGGCTGTTCAGAATGCGATGACTCTGGACTGTGCGACTTTTGTGCAGATAATCCAGGGCGCTGCAATGAGTGCAATGGCACAGGGCGGGTTCCGATAAGTTGACTACCCGGAAGAGCAAAATATCATGACAACTAGACAGATAGTAGACACTAGACAGAAAAAGACGGTAATTCCCGCATTAACCAGTTACGCGCTCATGTAGGGTTCAATAGAGAATTACTGTCTAGTTCTGTCTATCTGTCTAGTCAACTTCATTCTTCATGATTCAACTGTTTGGGGGCTAGATTCAACACTTTTCAACAGATAGGAGGCATTTATGGGTTTGGACGTCTATTTCAGGCGGGATATTGGGAATATCCTGCACGCGGCGGCGGCTACTCACTTGGGGGCAACAGGCACAGCATTGAACCTATTGGAGAAAGTCGGAGCTGCAAGCATTCGACAGCAGGATGCGATTCAGTTCTACCGGGCGGGGTTCTTGCAAGCGCTCTTGGTTGTTGGCCTGGCTGTGGACCTCGAGCCCAGCGATGGTGCGACGATCCCACAGATTGAGCGCGGGCAAGTGGCAATTCCGAGTTGGGTAGAAAGGAGGCAACGGTGACTATAGGACTTGTAGCAGCGGGGGTGATGATCCTCTATGTGTTCGTGTGCGTGGCTCTGATCATCCGCGAGAGCTGGCAGGGCGGATGCGCGGGCCGTAGCTGGGCGCTGGCAGCTGTGGTGTTTGGCCTGGCGCTCATTCTGGCGTTTGCCTATCTCGGCACGATGGCAGAGCACTAGGAGGGGGACATGCAAAAGAGAAAGAGGAGGCAAAAGTCGGTAGCGCTGGTCCCTTGCCCGACCTGTGGCCAGCCAATGGGGCCACAAGTGGCGGCAATGGTCCAGCACGCAGGGGGCAAGAGACGGCAATTGGGAGTCAGACAACGCCAAATGGGAACCAGGGGGCACCATTTCGAGACTACTGCGCCGGCAGTGGCGCTGCAGCCAGAACCAAAGTGGGCGCGCAAAGAACCATTACCGCAAATTTCAGAATCATTGAGCCAAGCGCCTTTGGCACCTGGCGAGCATCGGGAAGCAAAGACCTATCGTGCCCGATCACTCGATGACGTTTGGCCACCACTGGCGTGGTCTCTGCTGTCAGGAGCCCTCATTGGCGTGGCAGGGGGAATCGTTTGCTATGCACTGGACTGGCAATGGTTCGTTGGTGTGGGTATTTGGTTTGGCGCAACAACCATTTGCTGGTTTGTCAGCAGCAAAGACCTGCTCGACGATGACAAGCTGCTGACCACTGTGCAGGAAATGGTGCGGGCGCCAGAGCCACAAGCGCCGGTCGTGGAGCCACCGAGCATCAACCTAACTTTCACAGAGCAGCGAGAGCGCGGGGGCGGGCGGCAGGACCGGATCACGCTCAAAGCGCCGGCCAGCAATGCAGGTGGGCTTGCGGCGTTCTGTGATGCGCTCGTGCGCGGGGTGGCCTTTCCGAGCCTCGAAGGCGGGCGGAATGGCAACGGTGCGCGGTCCTATGGCTATACAGAGGACGAATTCACAGCCTGGCGGCGGGCGGCGATCCGTGCGCGCCTCCTGGCCAGCAAGGGGGCCCACCAAGGATACGAGATCACCGATCGCGGCCGGGCAGCCTTCACACGGATCGCAGGGCTGGAATTGGAGGAAGCGAGCTATTCTCTCCCCCAAGTCCTCCCCCACTTCCCCGCGTCGAGGTCACGTCCAGAGGCCCCACGGGGGGACGGACGGACGCAGGACGGACGATAATGGGCGGAGAGTGGGACCGTGAGGAATCTGTAGGGGGATGGGGATACAGAACTAGCATAACAGAGGGGCAGCAGGCCGAGATCGAGACGTGCCTGAACTGCCCGTTGCCAGAGTGCGCGACGGCGGATCATCCGAGCTGCCCACTTTGGCAAGCAAAACAGGAACAGCGTGAATGGCGAGAGGTCCACACATTGATCAAAGCATGGTGGAATGCAACTGCGAGAGGAGATTGATAGAGTGGACTGGGCGCTCAACTACTATCCCGCGATCGTCGACGTCCTGACCGGGCAAAACCCCTATCTGAATCAGGGGCTATACTGCCCGCCCTGGTCTATCTGGATGCTCCTACCTCTCTGGTGGGACAAAGCTGGTTGGGCCTATCTGACTCTGACCGTCTTGATTGGAAGTTGGGCAGCTCTCACGATCAGCCGCTATGACGTCGTAGCTACAGCAGCTTGGATGCTCAGTCCGTTCACGATCGGCATGTTCGGTGCAAGAAATCTGGAATGGATGATCTTGGCGGGCCTGGCATTTGCACCGGCACGGGAACTGCTGTTGACCTCCAAGCTGCACCTTGGCGGCTTGGCCTTGCTCTTTGGGCCGCGAAAGCTGCCAGCGCTCTTGGCGATCGCCATCACTCTCTTGTCCTTGCTGACAGGGCCGCCCAGGAACACAGGGACCATTCTTGCCGGCGAGTGGAACGGCGCTCGGATGTGGCCCTGGACCATTCCCTTTGGGCTGCTTATAGCCTGGCTGTATCCCAACCAGGTCGGCATGATAGCAGCATCCTGCCTGCTGAGCCCCTACATCGGCGCATACTCATTGGCACTCATGGCCCTGCCATTGCTACAGAAGCGTCGACTAATGCTAGTCTACTTGGTGTTTACGTGGGCCATTTTCGGAATCGTAGCATAAGGGGGGATTACAAAATGGAGGCACATTTGACAGAGCAGTTTTGGAAACCTGAACCGAGAGAGCCGTGGAGCGACTGGCGAACCTATAGCATGTTGCTCCCGATCCTGGCTGGCGCGCTGGGGGCCTGCATCTTCTTTGCGCTTGGTCTGGCGTTTGCAGAGATCGTCAATATTCGCCTCGAGGTGCGCAAGCCGATGGTCCTGATCGCCTCGTTTGGCGTAGCGATTGGCAGCACATTCGGGTCTATCGGCAGTGGGATCGAGGTCTTTCGCAAGTCTTACAAGAAGCAGGCGACGGCTTGGGATTGGACCAGCTTGATCGTCTCGATCGTGACGACTGTCGTGGGGATGGTGATGGGCTTTGCCTCCCTGCTCGGTGCGACAGAGGAATGGTCCAGAATCGCCACCATCTACGGCTGCATCGTCGTGGGTGCGTTCGCTTCCCTGGACACTGGCGGCGACATGATCGAGCTCGGCGGCTTGTTTGGCTCCTATGAGGATCGCTATGAGACTTGGCTGGCAGAGCGTGAGGACTGGCGGCGCGCCAATGGTCTGGCAGTGGTGCAGAATGGGCCAGAAGTGGAGAGCAGGCTTGCGCAATTGGAAGCGCGCTGGTCCTGGCCCACGGCCACTATCGGGGATTTCCGGGCCATCCGTGCAGAATTGAATGGCAGTGCCGGCGCATTGGACCGGGAACGGCTGGGAGTGCTTCTGGCAGAGCGGGAATTGAACCCACCTAGCTCGTCGACGGTGGATCGCTGGCTTGGAATGGTCCAGGAGGGGTGACCATGATCACATCTATGCTCATTCTCTGTTGTACTTTGATGATGCTTTGGTCGGCTACGATGTTCCTCTGGCTCTACTCAGACAAGCCGCTGATTGCTGTGACGGTGCAGATTGTCAACACGCCAGAGCCAACGAGGCTGATTCTCTCACAAAGGGCGCGGAATGTCTTTACGTGAAAGAGAGATTGATTGATGAATCTTTCCCCCCTTGCCCAACAGGCGAAGAAGCATCAGCACAGTGGTTGGCAATGGCTCTTTCTGCATCCAGAGCAGATGATCGAGATCTGTAGGGAGAGAGAGCGGATCGGAAAGCTGGTCGAGCGTGCGCGCCTCGAGTTGGCCGATCTCCACCTAGAAGCGCTGCGCAAGACGCTGGCAGAGATGCAGGAGTTGATAGAATGAGAGACTATGAGATTTTACTTGCCTCTTGCCTCTTCTGGCTCGGTGTGGGGTGGACAATAGGCCGGTTTGGCAAAGAGGAACGGAAGCGGCGCAAGCAGGAACGGCGCTTGAAACGGCTGACAAAACGAACAAGACAGAGGAGATATTGAAATGCTGATCCAACAAGCGATTGAGTTGCACCTGGTTAATCTGCACAGATGTTGCCCCGAGGCGCAAGAGCACTTGATCCCACCGCACCGGGCGGGCAGTGTAGAGGTGTGGGAAGGCAACGTGGCCGAGTTTATGGCGGCTCCCTTCTGGTCGATCACGACCTGGGGCGGCAATGGCCTGCCGATCAAATACTGCCCATTCTGTGGTGAGACATTGCCACTTGAAGAGGATGATTTCAGTGGCATTGACTTTGATCTGATCAAGGGAGAGGAGTGATGATCACCCACGTCGAATACCGGGATGGTGTGCTCTACTGTGCGGAGCATATCGCCCTGGTCAAGCTGGTTTGGAAAGAGCAGACCTATCTCATGCATCCGGCCTACTGGTGCCCGGCGTGCAAAGAGATGGTTGCTTCTGATGCAGTGCCGGAAGCGGCAAGGCGAGAGGCAAGTAATCCTATGGTCCCATTGGTTCATGGGCAAAAGGAAGGGCTATGATCCTCTACTACTGGGGCGGTGAGCCCATCTATGCAGCGGGCCATGTTGAGCTGTGCATCCCCTGTGAGGTCTACAGCCGCATCGTTGGCTACGTGCGCCCGGTGCAGCAGTGGAATGTAGGCAAACAACAAGAGTGGAAAGATAGGAGGCCCTATGAGCAGCCAATTCTTGACCAACCTTTATGCGATCCACGATAAGAACGCTTGGGCGGGTGTGGGCTGTTGGGGGAGTAGAAAGAGCTAGAGAATGGTCAGTGATACGCTTTTCTCGTCTGATAGAATGGACTGGGAGACTCCCCAATGGTTGTTTGATCTGTTGGATGATCAATACCATTTCTCTTTGGATGCTTGCGCCACAAGAGAGAATGCCAAATGTTGGCATTATTATACCAAAGAGGATAATGGACTTAAGCGCAAATGGGAAGGTGTTGTCTGGGTCAATCCTCCTTACGGTCGAGAGATCGGGGATTGGGTAGATAGAGCTGCACAGCAGATCAAATACAAGCGGGTAAAGCGTATTGTGATGCTCTTGCCTTGCCGAACAGATACCAAATGGTGGCATCGTTCTGTGCAGCCAGTGGCTCAATTCATCCAATTTATTGAAGGGCGGTTGAGATTTGTAGGTGCGGCGGGTGCAGCGCCTTTTCCAAGTGTGATTGTGGTTTACCATCGCAACCGGCGTACATATCCGTATTTGATGATTGGACCACCGATCAGCGCAAGAGGAAAATAGGGAGGACATTTGAACAGCGAAAGCGATTACTCAGCACAGGAGAAGGCCGCGCTTATCGCCTGGCACTTGGCGCATGGGGAAGGAATGACCACTAACGAAGTGGCCGAGATCACTGGTCTCACTTGGGGGGGAGCTTGGCGATTGATGGACCGGCTTTCTCGCGTTTTGCCTATCTACCGTGATGAGGATGGCATGTGGTCAGTCTGCGCGCTCAAAGAGCTAGCCTATGCTGGTGTTTGTCTTTAGGATTTGACTCGATAGATTCTCATATCCTCTGTGGTATCCTAAGCCTGGGAGGCGTGTGTCTCCCAACTTTTTTCTTGCCAAAAAAGGAGAGGGGAACAATGCCAATCTGGAAGCTGAAAGAGTTTTGGACGGTGGTTGGGGATTTGTTCGTTTCCGCTGCGCTCTACTTTGGAGCCAAGTACTTGGGAGAGGGCGATTTTGCCGATCTCAAGTGGCTGATCGCCGGCCTGCAGCCGTTTGCGGCTTTCCTCGTGGCACACTTTGCCGTCGAGCGGGCGAAGGTCGAGAATCGCAAGATCGTTGAACAGGCCATCCGGCTGGCCTCGAGGGGGCGTGAGTAGTCTCCTATGCCGGACACGCCGACAGAGACCCGGATCACAGTCGCTACACTGGCCATCGATCTCAAGTACATCCGGGACAAGATCGACCAGATATGCAAGACAGCAGGCGAGCAGGACAAGCGCTTGGACAATGTTGAGCGTGTGACCTGGGCTGTCGGCGTGGCTGCTAGTCTGATGGGGGCCATCTTTATTCCGATTGCGATCGCCGCGATCAGAAAGTGGCTGGGGCTATGACTAAGACCGAGCTTCCGATCCTGAATCCTGACTTTTCACTGCCCTTCACAGCGCGGCCCGATCCAGAGCACGGCGGCGCTCCGGTGGGTGAGGTCACTGTTGCCCAGGGCTGGCAGCCGTATTACAACAGCGACAAGCGCCGCCCGGAGTGGACGCGGTATCAACAGTATCAAAAGGTCTTTGGCACGTTCAGCCAGATACAGGCCGGCGTGTATCAGCGCGTGCCCGTTGACATCGGCGATCTGTTGACCCTCGTTGTGCGGGCCTGCTTCACGAGTGAAGGTGCGGGCGTTGCTCTCCGGGTAGGCATCGATCCCTACGGTGGGACGGACTTTCAGAGCGATGAAATCGTTTGGGGCTCTTGGCAGGGAGAGACCGCGCCGCCAGGATCGCCAGGCTACTGGGAAGGCGGCTTAGAGAATCTCCGCGTGCTCTCTGTCGAGAATGTGGAGCCAGAGGCCCCGTATGTGACGCTCTTCTGTCACATCGAAAACCTCTATGCGGGCAAGGACGAAAGCGCCTTTTGGGACCGGGCGACATTGTACGGCGAAGGTGAGGGTGGACCTGGACCGGAGCCTGGAGAGGATCTGGCCGCGATTGCGTTTGACGTCCACCGCATTGCCAATACGCTTGAGGATTTGAAGGGCCTGATCGAGCAGTGGTAGCCATCACGATCGTTGCTACGTGGTACGCCGGGCCTTACATCGGCCAACCGCTCTACTGTGGTGGGGTGTATGCAGAGACGATCGAGCCCTGGGTTGCGCTGCCGATTCAAGACGAGAGCTGGCGCTGTGGCGACCTGGTGCGCGTCCAGTTTGCCAGCGGGGATGTGCTCTACGCCCGTGCGCTGGATGCTGGCACGTTTGGGGACAACTGCGTAATCTGGGGTGACCGATGTGTGCCGATTGCAGTTGACGTGCCGCGCCATCTATGGCCGGATGCGCTGGCCGGCGATCTGAGCGCGCCGGTTCAGGTGAGAAACATCACAAACGAACTACGAACGAGATTGTTGTGGGCTGAGTAGGGGGCACTAGTAGAGGTTGGGCCTCCTTCCTCGTGCCTGGATGTGTCTATCCCCCCCTAGACACCCCAGGCGCTAGTGCCTACCTACTGAGCCCACAACAGAGATGAGACGATGGATTCGAGAGTACAGGACATCCTAGATCGGGCAACAGAGACACAACAGCGCTACATCAAAGCGCGCCTGGTGCATCCGAGCCCGGCGCAAGCAGCTAAAGCGCTGGGGCTCCACCGAACGACGCCGCACAAGTGGGACAACCTAGACGAGTTGGAAGAGGCTGTGGCACTGATGCTGGCCGATACGCTCGAAGCGGCCAAAGCCAAGCTGGAAAGTCTCGTGCCGGTGGCGCTGGATGCGCTCGAGCGGGCGGCAAAAGGGCGCGGGCAGACTTCGGTCACAGCAGCGCGGGCCATCCTCGATCGGGCAGGATTGCCAGCACAAAGTCAAGTGGATGTGACGACAGGGGGCGAACCAGTCAAGGTTCAGTTTACATGGTATGACGCAAGTACAGATCCCAATGCTCAAGCCGCACAGCCTGACGCAGAGGCAGATGATCACCTATGAGGGCAATGTGGTGGCATTCTGTGGGCGGCGCTATGGCAAAACGGATGGATACGTGCAGCGGCTCTTCTATTGGATGCAGCGCGATCCGGGCCTCTACTGGTGGGTCGGCCTCTCCTGGCGCTCAGCCTCTCTCAAGCGTGCCTGGCGCGGCGTTTCCAGCATTGCCCGGCAGGTGCTAACCGCAGTGGACCTCGACGCGCGCCAGCACATCAATCGCAGCCGCAACGAGCTGCAGATCCCCGGCCTGGGAGAAATCTGGTTTAGGACGGGCGATAACCCAAGCTCTCTGGCCGGGGAGGGCATCAAGGGTGCGGTGGTTGACGAGTTCTCCCTGCTGCCTGAGATTGTCTGGACTGAGTACCTAGAGGCCACACTTCTGGACTATGGCGGCTGGGTAGCCTTTGGCGGTGTGCCCAAGGGCAACAACTGGGCGGCCAATCTGTGGCGGCAAGCGGCCGGCCGCGATGGCTGGCTACAGATTCATGCCACGACCTATGATAACCCATTCATCGACCGGGCAGCGATCGACGAGATCAGAGAACACACGCCGGCACGCTTCTTCGATCAAGAATACCTAGCCGAGATCGTCGACGACGCGGGCAGCGTTTTCCGCAACGTGCGGCAGTGTGTGATTGAGGAAGTGTCTGAGCTGGCCGGCCGGCATCACTACGTCATGGGTGTGGACTGGGCGCAAAGCTATGACTTTACCGTGCTGACCGTGATCGAGCGTGAGACTGGGCGCGTGTGCGAGATCGACCGCTTCAATCAGATCGGTTGGGACGTACAGCGTGGGCGGCTCCGCGCATTGGCTCAGCGGTGGAACGTATGTGAGATTCTGGCCGAAGAGAACAGCATCGGCGGGCCGAACATCGAGCAGCTTCAGAGCGAAGGCTTGCCGGTCAAGGGCTTTACCACGACCGCGCAGAGCAAGCAGGATGTGATCGTAGCGCTCCAATTGGCCTTTGAGCGACAGGAGATCGGCATCCCTAACGATGACGTGCTGATCACCGAGTTGCAGGCATTCGAGGCTACGCGGCTTCCCTCTGGCCGGTGGCGCTACGCGGCTCCCGAAGGGATGCACGACGATTATGTAATCTCGCTTGCGCTGGCTTGGGAAGCATCCAACCGGCCTACCAACGTTCAGATTGTGCGCAGCGCAGCCAATCTCTATGGCAGTCGGGCAAATGGCCATGGTCGGCAAAGAAACCCAGTAAGGACACTCTATGGCTCAAGACACTAAACCCGGCTTTCTGGGACGGCTATTTGGCCGTGCTCCGGTCTCTGAGCTGATCGGGCGCTATGTCCTGGGCAGCGCACAGACGACGCTCTACAAGAGCCGCTCCTACGTCAAGACCTACGATCAGACGCGGCCTGACTATGAGTTTTGGGACAAGCTTAGACGCTGCAAGGCCAAGGGCTACACGCTCAGCGGCCTTTTCTGCGAGCGGATCGAAAACATCTTTGCTACCTGGGTGCTGGGCCAGGGCGTGGTGATCTCCCTGGCTGAGTCGGGCGATCCGGGCAACGAGAACGACCCGAGAAATCTGACAGATCAGGCCATTGCCGATTTTCTAGAGCAGAATGCCGATACGCTGCTCGACGTGTTCAGGGACAAGCTCGGCCTGGGAGACCAGTGGATCATCGTCAATGCGGATGGCAGTCTATCCATCCCAAGCCCAGACACGGTAGAACCTGAGTGGAATCCGCTGGATTATCGGCAGCTCGTGGTTGTGACCGTGACCACCAAGACGGACACTCAGACGATTGAGGACCGCTACACCGCTTTCGATCGCATGGTTACGACCCGAGAGGGCGGGCAAGTAGTCTCAGAGATGACCTTTGAGAACCTGATCGGGCGTTTGCCGGTTGTCCATGTCCCACACATGCGTAGTGCCAATGAGACCTATGGCCATCCGATCCACGAGGAATTGAGACCGCTCTACGACCAGTACGATGATCTGATCTTCAAGCAGCTCGACGGTGCCAAGCTCCTGGGCAACCCAATCCCCGTGTTCGAGGGTATGGAGGATATCAGCCAGGTCATCGACCAAAACGCGCCGGCAGAGTATGACACGTACTACGACAAAGACGGCAACGAGATCACGCATACCCAATTGACGTTGGACCAGAACAGCGTCATGCTCGTGGGTAAGGGCGGCTCTTTCAAATTCGCCGGGCCGACGGTCGGCTTTACCGAGGACACCAAAGCAGCGCTGAAATCGCTCTTTTTGCTGCTCTTGGATCATACGGGTATCCCTGAATTCATCTGGGGCGGCGAGTTGACCAGTTCCCGCTCGACTGCTGAGACGCAGATGGACCAATGGGTGCGGGACATCAAAGGGCGGCAGGTCGAGAATGCGGGCTGGCTGCGAGATGTGACTGAGGTTTGGCTACAGACGACGGTGCTAACTGAGCCGCTGGTGGTCGATGCTTTGACGGTCGAGTGGCCTGAGGTGATTCCCCAAGACGTGCGCACGCTGCTCGATAAGCTGACCTTTGCGGCGGATCGCAACCTGATCACCGACCACACAGCGCTGACACTCTTGGACATCGTGCCCAACCCGGACCAGGAAGCGCAGGATGCGCAGGCAGAGGCAGACGAGCGGCGAGAGGCTCTTTTCCCAGATGGGACCAGTTTTGACTTTCAGCGCGACATGAGCGCGGCGCAACAAGAGGAGGCTGATAATGCCTAGAGTAGTGATCAACGATAGCAGCGAAAATGAGCTTTTCACGGCCAGCAATCCGGGGCAGGTCTCTGTAGCTTCGGGCGCAACGAGCAAGGTCGATGCCAATATCCAGGTGGGTGACGCGGATGTTGCCAATGCCAACCCGGTGCCTGTGTCGGATGCGGGCGGGGCACTGACGGTTGATGGATCTGTGACTGTTGGCGCGGCTTTGCCGGCAGGGACAAATAACATCGGGGATGTGGATGTGCTCACACTGCCCGGTGCGGTGCAGGGGCCAGGTAACCCGACGATAGATAGTTTTGCCAGCGCTGTGGTCAATCTCGCGGCCTCTACTGCTAACCAAGTACTCGTTACCGCGCCCGGTGCCAACAAGCAGCTCTGGGTGTATGGCCTTTTTATGATGGCCGACACAGCAGCGGGCACGGTGACGCTCCAAGATGAGGATGATACCGCTCTCTCGGGTACGATGGCAGTCTCAGATGAAGGCGGCTGGGTGCTTCCTATGAGCGGCAACTTTGCTATGCCTTGGATCAAGGTTGCTACCAACAAAGCACTTGAGGCCGATACAGGGGCTTGCACGGTTGATGGTATTATCACTTATGCGATTGTGAGCGTGTAGCAATGTCTCTGCCAATGGTTGGCGCGGGGCCTAGCGCTGTAAGTAGTGGCGAGTTTTCGCCGGATGATCTGGCCGGTTTGCTGCTGTGGGTAAAGTCCGATACAGGGACGTACCAAGACGATGCCATGACTACGCCGGCAACGGGTGATGGGGATGCTGTTGGCGGCTGGGAAGATCAGAGCGGCAATGGGAACCATCTAACCCAGTCGGGCGCGAATAAGCCGGAGTTGGACCTGAATCAGATCAACTCTCTCCCTGCTGTGTACCTTGCCAACGAAGGAGAGTATCTTGGGCGCGCCGATGCGCTCGGCTTTACAGGCAATCCGGCGATCTCGGTCTTTATCGTCGCAAAGGACGCGGAAACTGGCAGTGCATCCGGGCGATTTTTTCAACTGGGCGCGAATGATGGCGCAGCGGGAGAGGTCGTTGGTCTTTCTCCAGAGGGCGGAGCCAGCTACCGCTACAACAACGGAAACCAGGCATTTAGTGGTGCGGACTGGGCAAGCTGGAGCTACAGCGCATGGATCAGGGCAGCCGGGGCAGATTATGGCAGCGGTGAATATTGGCACAATGGTATATCTATGGCAGAGACGGGTACCGGAAGCCCTACGAATACGCCCAGTCTGGCAAACGAAGAGTGCATCACTGCCGGGCGCTCTAATGCAGGGGCAGCTATCCTCGGCCTTGAAGGATGGATAGCAGAGATCATCGTCTACAATTCTGCACTGAGTGCGGCTAATAGACAGTCGGTAGAAGCCTACCTTGCAGCGCGGTATGGAATCTGAGCGTGGCAACTAGTTACCGTAGCCAACATTTGCGCGTGATGCGCAGGAATGAAGAGCAGATGACCGCGCTCTTTGCCGGCCTGGCGCGCTATGCCACGAGTCAGATCGTGCGCAGTGCGGATGCGGATGGGCAGATTCCAAGAAGCGCGACCTACGACTTACAACGGGACATCGGAGAGCGGATCGTGAGATTGTTCGTCGGCCGCAACCGGGCAGGGGTGCTGGCTCCCTACGAGGTCTTGCCCGATGGCTCGGTGATGCCGCTTTCGAGCTACATGCGTATCCTGTGGGCTTCGATTACAGATGCCATGCGGATCGAGGTCGAGCGGGAAGCAGCGATGATGAATCGCCTATTGCCAGCTGAGGTTAAGGCTGAACTAGCCATGCGGGCAGGCATTGCCCGTGAGCAAGAGGCTTTTTCGCTTGATGCGCTGATGGACTATTGGAGCGTTCGTAGAAATGCACAGGGGCAGCGAGAGGTCTTTGCACCAAACCCACTGGCAGGCTACGACCCACCGCACTTGTGGGTTGACCCGAATGGTTACCGGCTGAGTGACCGGATTTGGCGCACGGCAAGCGAGACGCGGCGCAAGATAGATGCCTTTTTGGAGGATGGGATCGCGCGCGGGCGGGGATCGCTCAAGTTGTCTCGTGATCTGGAGCGGTTCTTGCATCCAGGGCGGCAACTGGTACGCACCAAGACACCCTATGGCACAGATGCGTCTTATGATGCTATGCGGCTGGCACGGACAGAGATCACGCGCGCGGCCTCCCAGGCACACGAGGCGGCAGCTAAGGCCAACCCGTTTGTGGAGAAGTTGCGCTGGAAACTATCGCCCCAGCATCCGTGCTGTGACATCTGTGACAGCTACGCCGATAAGGAATATGAGTTTGACGATTTGCCAACACAGCCGGCGCATCCGCATTGTCTGTGCTACTGGGAGAATGTGATCACAGAAGACAGCGCCGCGATATTGGATCAGGCGCGGGAAGAGATCAGAGCAGCGCGGCGGGCATGGCAAAGAGGACCAGTGCCTATAGTGAGATCGCCTAGTAGACGAGAGACTGATCTGCAGCAAGAGATTGATTCGATGCGCCCAATTATGGAAGCAGTGATCGAAGAAGGAGATCCAACTGGGGCAGGTCTCAAAAGTGTGATTGATACTCTAGAGCAGCAGTTAAACCAAGAGCGGGAATTGAATCAAGCTTTATGGGATGCTTTTGGAATTGGGCCAGAGCAAGCATCTGATTTTGAATGGCAGCAATTGGCGGATCAGCTTCATGATGAGGGTATAGAACTCTACAACAAATACACCAAAGAAGGTATCCGTTCTTATGTGGCTCAAATGCGTGGGGCTCAGGATTCGGGCTGGATGGTCGTAGGGAAAGAGCAAATACAAGTCAGACAAGGCGCTTTTTCTGTCAGTGCAGCGCGACGGATGGAAGGGGAATTATGGGCAGAAGCCAAAGAGGACATGGCCGAGGCTATGGGGCAGCTCTTGAAACGGGCAGGGTATAGTGAACGTGACATTGCCAAGGCTGACTTCTATCAGTTGCAAAGGCTCCTAGATGAACTGGGAGACAAGGAATTGCTGATCACCAAAAGTGGCAGGCCATCACAGATTGACCGTGTGCCAGTGGAAAGCCGCGAGCGGGTGACTAAATTAGTGGACTTTGATCTTGCTGCGGTCTGTGAAGAAAGTGCCACTGATCCGCTTGCTCTGCCTACATTGGACGCTTACGGTAAGCTAGAATTGTCTGATTTGATTCGAGCGACAAAGATCACAGGGAGCTTTTAGGGGGCATTTTAATGGCAACACAAGAGGAACGGGACCGGCTGATTAGTCGAATTGTGAAGATGCTCTATGATAACCAGGTACATAAATGGAGCATACAAGACAAGGGCGTGCTTGTGGGTGCGATCAAGCTGCAACTTGAAGAAAACACTAGGCCAACAGGGAGCAGCAAGCAATGATCGGCGTCGGCATTGTCTCTTTCGACCGTCCTGACTACTTGGCCCAGCTCTTGGAGAGTTTGGAGGCACAGGTCGACGCGCCGGAACTGGCTTGGCACCTGTTCCAAGACAATGCGATTAACTTGTTCAGCGCTCGGGAGGTTGGCGATGCGGGGCGCATTCGGAAAGCGGTCGAGGTGTTTTTCAGCGCCCACCTGCCCGGTGTGAAAGAGGTCCATATCCGCATGGCCAACCTTGGCGTGGGGATCAACCAGTTCAAAGCCTACGAGTGGATGTGTGCGTGCTACGAGCGGATCGTGATGCTGGAAGATGATGTAATCCTATCGCCCTACTGGGCACGCTTACTGCCGATCCTATTTGACGAGCTCGAGCACCGCCCGGACGTGTTCGGCTTTACAACCGGCTTTCGACGTTGGTGCAAGAAAGAGGAAACCGATCAGTGGTTGGATCAGGTTGCTGTAGGCCGCCCGCACTGGTGGATGGTTGCCTTCACGCCCGACCGCTGGGCGCGCATTCGCCCGCACTTTATGCGCTACTATGAGCTGATCCAGGATTGCGATTATGCCCAACTGCCACATGGCAAGGTGCAGGCGCTCTTTCAAGAAGTCGGTTGGAAGCACTACGCCAGCTCCCAAGACGGCGGCAAGGACATGGCCATCCACCTAGCCGGGATGTGCAGGGTCCGCACGACGGTCAACCGGGGCATTTCTATCGGGCGTGAGGGCGTGCATTTCAAGCCGGACCTCTTCGAGCGGATGGGATTCGACGATCAAGAGCCCTATGTGTTTGAAAGTGACCGGACAAGAGAGGCATTCGATTGGCGATGA